CTTCGGCTATTCAGTCAATCCCTCGGCGCTCATCAAGGTCTATCGTCGCGCTGACGAATTCTGGCTTGAGGAGGCCATCTACCAAGCCGGACTGACCAATCAGGCCATTGCCTCAGAGATGCGGGGGTTGGAGATCGGCAAATACGAGCAGGTCTATGCCGACGCCGCCGAACCCAAGTCGATCGACGAGATAGCGGAGTTCGGGTTCAACGTGCGCGCCTGCGACAAGGGGCCCGACAGTGTAAGGGCCGGGATCGGGTATCTCAAGGCGCAGAAGATCCACATCGTCCAGGGCTCGACGAACATCATCCGCGAGGCCGGCAAGTATAAGTGGCGGGAGGATAAGAACGGCAACGTGTTACCGGAGCCCGTGAAGTTTGATGATCACAGCATGGACGCCATCCGCTATGCCATCATGACGCACATGCGGGCGGCAGGGGCCGTGTATATCGGCGGCATCAAGAGAAGTGTCTACCCGGAGTAAAAAGGAATGAGCATATTCAACAAAAGCAAAATCCTTCAGGCCGAAGTCCGTGAACTCCGGGATAAAACCGTTACGCTTACCGGACAGGTGACGAAATATCGAGAGACACAGGAGCTTCTTGTCAAGGATATCCTCACATTACAGGAGACGACCCACGCCTACGTAGGCAACGACTATCAGGTCTATGAGGATGTTGTCTATGCCATAGGCGAGAAGTACTGCGGGCGGGCCGAATGGGGGGCGCTACAGACGCGGAGCATCATCGACTTGCGGGGTGCGTTCATCTTGGGCGAGGGGTTGCGCGTGACGCATACGACAGAGACTCGGGCTGAGGCTGAACGCGAACTCCAATTCGCCACAGATTTCATGTCCTTCAACGACCTTGACGGTGAACTCGATCAGGAGATGGCCAAGGAGGCTGAGATCGAAGGCAAGATTGCTATAAGGCTTTGGCTGGACGAGGAATCTTACCGCGATTGGGACGGAATGGTATCGGCGCGCTTTCTCTCATGGCAGACGCGTAAGTACACGGTCGAGGCCGACGCGAATGATTACCTCTGGTATAAGAACCTCAAGTGGAAGGCCGCTGGGATCGTACTGGCAGGGAATCTGAATGAGGCGCAGTTCGTCTATGCCAAATTCGGCGGGCGCATCAATATGCCGAATGAGGCGCAGCCGAAGATTGCCGCCTGCCTGACGCAGATAGACCGCCTCGATAGGGCACTCCGAGACCTTAGAGAGATAGACCACCTATTCGCTTCCCCGACACCATACTTTAAGGTCTTGAGTGTGGCAGAGGGCCAGGCCATTGAGACATACATCGAGAAGACGAACTGGAGGATCGGTAAGGCGCTGGTTACATCGTCTGAATTCAATATCGTATCCGCGCCAATCACGGGCGTTGATAACCTCATCGCCGAAATCGAACTCTGCGTGAAGATGATAAGCGGGGCAACGGGCATACCTATCCACTACCTTGGGCTTCTGGATCTCCTCAAGAATCGATCGACCGGCGAGAATATCCGTGAACTCATCATGGCATCCACGACCAGGGAGCGCCAGACATGGATCGGCGTATATGAGGAACTCTTAACCAAGGCGATGCAGATGTGGAACGCGACGTATGCCGCGCAGAAGTCGCCCGAGGCGCAACTCGACCCGACGCGCATCAAGGTCGATATCCCGCAGGTGACGCAAGAGCACTGGGATCATATCCAGAACGTGCTCATCCCTGCGGTGGCGGCGAACATTATCAGCAAGGAGCACGTTGCGGGGCAGATACCGGGTGTTGACCAGGAGAAGGAAGCTGAACTTCGCGGTGAGCAAGAGGCGAAGGATGCCGAACAGGCCAAGCAGGAGATGGCGGCGCTCAAGGAAGAGATGGACATGAAGGCTCAGGTGAACGTGGGCGCATGAGCCGATTCCGACATGTAGTCCGGTCCGGGGAATGGGTTCAGCCCGTGAGGCGTAATTATGGGTTCGCATGTTGTGATTGTGGACTGGTTCATACCATGAATTTTAGGCTTATGCCGAACGACCACGGTCCTGGACGAAAAATCCAGTTCCAAGCGTTCAGGGATAACCGGGCGACGGGACAGGTCAGGCGGCACATGAAAAAGGCAACGGCATGATGATAACCACGACCAGGCGTGTCGCGGGACTACAGATTATTGCGACACCCTGCCCTAAGTGCCAATCGGCCATGTATAAGATGGTTTGCCGCTGTACTATGCGAAAGCAAGGATGGAACACTTGTGCCAAATGCGTTGCGTGCGGCGAGGTAATCGGGCTTACGAAGAGGCGTGGGAGGTAACATGCCATATACCGAAGTCAAAAAAGAGATCGTCGAAGGGAAAGAGAAGTGGTGCTTTCGCAACAAGGAAACCGGGCGCAGAATTTGCTCGGATACTGAAGCGGGAGCTATCGCGGCAATGAGGGCGCGATATGCGCACGCTCAGGAAATGAAATATATCGATCCGTTTTTTAATTCCATGATTAAGACGGATGAGGAGGATTGATGATAACGACAAATACCACGAGGACGCGGGCCAAGGAGGACGACGGCAAGCGGCGCGTCATCACCACGACGACCATGAAGCCGGGCCGGGTTCGGTTTATCCAGAGCGAGTTCCCCGGCGTCAATAAGCGGGAGATGCGGAAGATTGACTCAAGCGTCAAGTTCAATACGACTGAACTGGATCATCTGATGAACGGCATGGGTTACAAGCGAGCGATTAAGGTTGAACCCATACTCGCGCCCGCGATCAAGACCCCGCAACCCAAACCAGCCAAGAAGGCGGCGGTCAAGAAACGTAAGGCCTGACCATGAAGATCCGCGTTGCCCTTCACTGCATGGCATCCTCAGAGATAGCCGGGATGATCCCCGAAGAGATTATCCGCGAAATAAAGAAGACCGACCCGAACCCCTTATTCCGGGCCTATGTCGTGGCGCATGAGGGAGAAGCGAAGGGGAATCTTGTCGGATACGGCAACATCGTCAAGAAGTGGTATCGAGCCATTGTCGATAAGCTACACAACAAGATCGAGGCAGGACTCCAGCTGTTCCACGGGCATGGCGCAACCAACGACCAGACAGGGCGCATCCCCATCGGTCGTGTCGTCGGCAAGGCGCTCAGGGAAATAGCCGGGCGGTGGTCATCCGTTGTCGCCTGCTATATCGATCCCGTTTATCGCAAGCTGAACCTTGACGTCGCAAGTATCGAGGCGAGCATGGACCTCGACGTGGACAGCAAGGGGAATCTGGTTGCTACCGATATCCAAGACGTATCGGCGATTGCGCTGGGCAATTCAGAGATTGAGACGCCGGGGTTTGCCGGGGCAACGCTCCTCGGCCAGCTCCAGGCGTTCGCCAAGGAACAAGAAAAAAGGTCAAAACTTAGTCTTAGACGAATCAGGGAAATAGACCGTCCCGAATAATCGGGAGCGGAAAGGAGACAAATGGAAAAGGTAACGATTGATGAGATACGCGACCTCATCAAAGCGGACAAGGTGAAGCCGTCCGATTTATTCGGAGCGGAATTATTGGCCGATGACCCATCGGTCAAGGGGCTGATTGAGACCGAGAATCGGCGCGCCGTTGCGGGCGAATATGCCCACAGGAAGCGCGGCGAGGAAGGTTTCGACAAGACGAAGGGGGAGCTGGAGAAACAGCTTGCCGACCTGAAGGCCGAGGCGAACACGCTTCGGATTGCAGCGGCAACGGGCAAGGTCAGGCCGTTTTACGATGTACAGAAGGCCACACGGAAGCTCACGGAGAAGCAGGCGCTGTTCATCGAAGGGCGGTTGGATAAGTTCAAACCGACCAAGCCTGAAGACGTTGAGAAGGAGTTCAATTTCTACCTGGACTCCGAGGTCGATGAGTACGGCAAGATTGCCAAGCTCATGGGGATTGAGGAAAAGGTTGCCGGAGGTGGCGATAAGGGCGGCGGAACCGGCCCGGAGAATCAACCGGCAGGCGACGCTACCCTGAACAAGTATCTCGATCCCGCAAAGAATCCCTTCATCAGACTTTCTTGATCCGTCGGGTGGCGGTAAGCCGCACGTAAGCGCGTGCGGAAATCTTTCTTTCTAAATTCAACAAAGGAGGCACAGGTATGCCAAATGCACTGAGAACCGCCACGCCTATGGGTGATTGGCGGACATTCAAATTCATCTGTGAGGATAGCCTCGGCCAGGACGGCATCAAAGATGCCCAAGCCGCAGGCGATCCTTATCTTTATCTTGTCAACGACACCGTCGGTGCGCTTCGCGAAACAATCGCATACGGTGAGGAAGGCGTCCTCATCTATCATGCCGAGAAGATCATGGTCATGAAGGACACCGGCGGCGGCGAGTCGTTCGACCCGGGCGACAGGGTTTATTGGGACCCGTCCACCCGGCTGGTTACCCCGGCCTATGATTCCGGATATTTCTGGATCGGGATTGCTACCGAACCTGCCGGGGAAACCGACGATTTCGTCGAAATTGACCTCAAGGGCGATCACGCCGAGGTCGAGGTAGTCCTTCCGTAAGGGGATACAATCATGAACAGCAAAATCTTTAATCTCAACTGGGAAAAGTTCAATTACAAGGATCCCGAACAGCGGAAGAGCCTCGCGGGTGCGTTGCAGTATTTCTGCGCGCTTCCCAACAAGTACGTTGCGGATCGGTTCGCCAATGTCCAGGAATTCGTCAAGGCCCATAAGCAGGTCCAGGAGTTTACGCTCATGTCCGATGGCTGGGTCAACGAGAAGGCCATCGACATCGTTCAGAAGTTCCATCTCATGACGGATTACGACAACGGCTATGAGCAGATCTTCGACATTCGGGATTATAGCGGCACTAAGGCGAGCGGCTTCGATATCGCGGCCGTCCGCTCGGGCCTCAAATTCCTTGAGGTCAAGCCGGGCGAGAAACTCAAAGTCTATCAGATGACCGGGGAAAAGGAGCGCGTGTTCTTCTGCTACTATGGTGGCGCGCTCGGCTGGCATCGTCAGCTCTTCGAGGATGGCGATTGGTGGACAATTGAGGATAACGCCATCGAGTTCCGTAACAAGGCATACAGTCACCGGGCAAGCGTTTATTATGCGCTTCTGGAAGCTGCTGCCGACGCCAAGGGCTGCTGTTCCGTCGTGGATGCCAACTGCCATGGTTGCGACGCGGACGCTGCGGACATTGCGGCATCTATCAACTTCGCCGCAACGGATATCTTGACCAACGTGGCTAATCGTGGATATGATCTCAATCCCGCCACTACCCAATTCATCGTTCTGACCCCGCTCCAACTCAGAGGTCGCGTGCGCTATGCCCTTAATCAGCGCATCCAGGCCTATACCGGCGCTGAACTTCGCATCGACTACAACTTCAAACAGATCACCTCAATGATGCTCACCCACACCGACCGAATTCTTGTCATCCTGCCGGGGCGGTCGCTCAAGATCGGCTACCGGATGGATCTCACCCTGTTCGACGACTTCGACATCCTCAGCTACACCGACACGGTCGCCGGGTGGATGCGTCACGGTGGATGCATCGGCGACATCGACCAGATCAATTGCATCACGCTCACCGAGGAAAGTGGCTCATGCCCACCCCCCAGCTTCAACCCCTTGGTTGCTTGCGGGGAAGTTCCCACAGGCATAGGCCAAATGCAGCACGTAGAACCTCTTTAGGTTCTAAGGGAGAAAGGCTCAAAACAATTTATGCGGCAGGGGCCGGGCCGTCGCGAAGTCCGGCCCCGGGCCGATATCCAAGATGCTAACACAACGAAGTCCATCGGCAGTACGGATCATGCGTGACCGGGATGCTATCCAGGCCAGGAACCGCGCCGAAAGTGCGCGGGCCATCAATCCGGACAATCCGGCGGCCAACGTAATGCCCGATGGGGCATGGGTGGGCCAACCATGCTTTATCATCGGCGGCGGGCCGTCGCTCATTGGGTTTGATTTCGAACGCCTACGCGGGCGCGGGCGTATCATCGCCATCAATAAGGCGTTTTTATATGCGCCGTTTGCAGACGTGGTGTTCTTCATGGACCACGCGAGTTTCTATATGTGGCTCAAGCGCGGCATGTTCGGAGCTGACGCCATCACGGCGTGGAATGATTTCAAGGGCTTTCGGGTATTTCTAAATCTCCGGGGGCGTGATGTTCCCGATGCCTATTCTATCCGAAGTATCGGACGGGTCGGATTACCGACATCATTACGCAATGGACTTTATCATGGCAATAACTCGGGGTTCGGGGCCATCGGCGTCGCCATCTGCATGGGGGCCGACCCGATCTACCTATTGGGATATGATCTCAAACATCAGGGCAAGGTGACGCATTTCCACGGGGGATACAATCGGCACCAGCCTGAGGTCGTCATGCGGTCATACAAGAAGGGCCTGGAGGAGTTGGCCCCTCTCTTAATACGGCGAGGCGGACCAAGGGTGATAAACCTCAATCCGGACTCAGATTTGAGAGCATTTCCATTCTCGACAATCGATGAGGTTCTGAAGTGAAGCATGATGTTGAACGGGACGAACGCGACGTAGAGGACATGCGGAAAGACAATACGCCCATTTTCACAGAAGCCCGCAGGGCCAAAAAGGGGCGCAGGGTGAGGGATTGGGCGCGCTCAACCGAGATAATCGATCCTGGGGCACCTCAGGCCCAATGATGGCATAAAGGATTTACATGAACAATGCGGGGGACATGCGGAGTCAATACAAGTCAAGGTCTCAACGGAAAGGTATCGCCTTTGATTTGACTGAAGATCAGTTTGCGCGAATAGCCGCCCAGAATTGCTTTTACTGTGATGCTGTTCCGACGAGGGTATATTCCCAGCGCAATTCTCGAACTTACAAGATAACTCGGGTACGACGGAATGGTATAGATCGCGTAGATAACTTTCTCGGCTATACAATCGACAATTGCGTTCCGTGTTGTGCGGCGTGTAATCGGATGAAACTGGACGTAAGCCTGGAAGACTTTTTCATGCGCGTTTCAAGAATTTATCGTTTACATATAAATCCCGGAGACAATCAGTAATCATGATCACCCAACAACATATCCGTTCCAGAGAGGTTGTGCTCCGGCGACAGGAACAGCGGACGAATCGGGGACGGAGTGCGATAATTCATCCCAATCGCGCATCCCATGCCGCGCCCATGCCGGACAATTCCCGGATCACCTGCATAACGCCCACCGGCGATAGGCCGTTGGCATTTGCATTATGTCGGCAGTGGATGAAACACCAGACGGTGAAACCGACGCAATGGATAGTCGTGGATGATGGCAAGGTGCCGATGGTTCCGACCGGAAGTTTCCAATATGTCCGGCGGGAACCTCGGTCCGATGATCCTCCATTTACGCTTAGTCTTAACTTGGCGGCGGCGCTTCCCTTCATCGCGGGCGATAAGATTTTCATCATTGAAGACGACGACTATTATGCGCCAGCCTATATTGCAGAAATGTTGCATCGATTGGATTCTCATGAAGTCGTTGGCCTCATGCACGCAAAATATTATTATCTCCCGACGGGGGGATATCAAACTCACGCGAACGCTACGCATTGTTCTCTTGCCGAAACAGCTTTTCGGAGTTCATTTCTGCCGGAGATGCCGGAAATCTTGCGCTTGAGTACTGATTCATACGTGGATTTGAGGATATGGATAAAGGCTGGTACTCGGGGATACCGTTTTAACGATAATGAGAAGCCACTATATTTAGGCATCAAGGGTTTGCCGGGTCGGAGTGGAATCGGGATAGGCCATGATCCAGGTAGATATAGAAAAAATAAAGACGCGGCCAATAGGCCAATACTCAAGAAGTGGGTGCCCAAAGATTATCAGGTTTACCTGGATATCCTGAGCGGGAAGTTGACCAGCGAAAACTATCATTCATGTTTCCCGGAGGTTCCGTTGATAACGGGAATCACGGTTTGTTACAACACGAAGGATTTAATAGAACGGGCTTATAATTCGATTCGCAAGTTCCATCCCGAGATGCCGATCATCATTATCGACGGCTCCAGCCCCGGTGATCCGTGCGCAGCTTACGTGAGCGGATTGGCGTCGGATAAGACGACCGTTGTTTCTCTCGGTTATAACATCGGGCATGGGCGCGGGATGTGCCTGGGCATAGAGAAGGCCAAAACACGCTATGCCCTCATTTTCGATTCCGACATTGAAATGCTGAAATCTCCCATAGAGACAATGCTGACCATGATGGAAGGGGATACTTTCGGCGTAGGGCATATAGACGATAAGGCGGATTTCAATCATTTTGTCTGTGGAACACACGGTTATGTTGAAAGTTTGGGGAGATATCTCCAGCCATGTTTTCAGTTAATTGACATAAGGAATTACAAGAAATTTTATCCCTATGTCCATCATGGTGCACCCTGTTATCTGACAATGCTCGATATCCATAAGCGAGGACTGTCCGGCAAAATCCTAAAGCAGTTCCCGGACCTGATAGACGGTGTTTCTAGATTCATAAGACACGATTCGCATAAGACAAAGAACATAGAACAACCGTGGGTAATGAATGAGGGATTGGTATGAATATTCAAAGGTTTAATGAGCTGATAAAAAGCCCGACTCCCCTAGGTCAAACAATACGGGAGTGGCAGTATTTCCTTGAATTCGTGCATGCTTATTTCAGGATCCGGAATATCCTGAATCCGGTCGTCGTCGAGATAGGGGTGTGGCACAATGCTCAAAAGCCCTTCTATCGGGAATTACTGAATGCCGAGCATATCGGTATCGATATATCCGGCCAACCCGACATTCTGGGCGATTCCCGCAGTCCTGTAACGGTTGAAAAATTAAAGGCGCGGCTGGCAGGACGACCCATTGACCTGCTCTTTATCGACGGTGACCACGCCTATGATTCAGTTAGGCGAGACTATGAACTCTATGCACCATTAACGAAGTACC